AGTTTTGTAATGAATATTGATAATTACTGTTTGCAGTATCAAAAAAAGAAACTTGAACATTTGAATTATAAACATTTACATTACCCGCTGAAGCCGTAACACTACTCGAAAACGTGGCTGCGCCTGTAGTTCCCAACTCTAGTCCTTGTATTCCATTACTTTCAAATCTTAATACACCACTTGCAGGAGAATAAATAGTTGCATATGTTGTAGCGCCATTAGCTGATTTAAATCTCTGAATTGCATAGTTATCACTTCTTCCTAAGATAACTAATCCATCATTTCCTAAAGTTGTTACAGTAACGGCTTGGCTAAACGTAGCACTTGTACCGCTTAAAGCTCCCGTAAGTGTGCCTCCGCTTAAAGGTAGATAAGAGGATAACTGAGAAGTTAAGGCAAGCGTTCCAGTTGTCGAAGGTAAAGTAAAAGATTGACCAGAGCCATTAGCTAAACCTGATTGCGCAGTTAATACTCCAGTTACATTAACTGTTCCAGCAAATGTAGAGCCTCCACTAATATACAAAGCTGAACCTCCAGAACCTGAGTTAGTAATAGTTACTGCGTGATAAGAAGCATTCGATTGAAAAATCGCTAAAGCATTATCAGCAGTCGTATTGCTAAAATATCCAGTTTGCCCCCATACTGCTCCACTAAATACGGCAGTAGTTCCATTCAATGAGCCAGTTAGTGTTCCACCAGTTTTAGCTAGGTATGTTGATGAAGCCGAACTTGTAGTTAAATAAGTGCTATTATCGTAGCTGATTGTCGTACCCGAAATTTTAACGAAACCAGTTCCAGAAAGAGCCGTTTGTTTAGCGTTAAAAGTAGTCCAGTCTGTGCTAGTTAAATAACCGTTTGCACTTGAAGTGGCAGCAGGAATAGAAACCGCATTTGTTGAACGTGATAAAGGAGAGCTAAAAGTCAAAGGTTGCTCTGGGCTATAACCTAAAACCGTTGCAATACTTTTATTTTTCCAAAGGCTAGTTGAAGATTCGTAAAACAAACCATCGTTATTGGATGGAGTTTGAGCAGATACGTTATGAAGTTCTTCTAGTTCGTAACCATTCTGAATCTTAACCTCAATTTGTCCTTGAGTTGGATGTGAACGAGTTACAACACCGATATAAACTAAGTGAGCTGGTGCAAATTGCTTTGTAGTCGTGTAAGTTCCTGCCGTTGTAGATGAAAGGTATAATTGAACTCCTTCGCTAATTGCTGAAGTATCTAAACCAACAATATCGCCTGTACAAACGACATACCCATTAGCATTATTTGCAATATCAGCTTGACATAAACCAAACGTTTGAGCCGAAGTAGAATCGCCCGTAGCTAATGCTTTTGAAACGGTTGGCTTATTTCCAGTCGCTCCACTAATATAAACAACCGTACCTTTTGTTAATGTCGAACCCGTTGTATTTCTAACCTCACGAACTAAAGTACCTGCTTGTCCTGCAATTGGGAAAGTTACAGGAGTTCCTGCTCCGTTAAGATATTGAGTAGAATCTCCAGTCGGATTATTAAACTTAGCATTTAAAGCGTTTTGTAAATCAGTTTGCGAGCTTAATGTACCTGTAATTGCTCCCCAAACTGCCGTAGAATCTGCAATTTCTACATAAACTGAACCAGACCATCGGTAGATTTTATTCGTGTCTAAAATCACATAAATCTTACCTGTCTCTCCAGTCGCTGGAAGTGCTGAATAAGTAGCAATTTCTACTACATCATCAACGTAACTAGGTAGCTGGCTAGATGGAACTTTACCACCTACTAAATCTGCCTTTAATCCAAGAGCTGTATTAAGGTCGGTTTGTGCTGATAGTGTTCCACCAATCTCACCCCAATTAACACCAAAGTTACCAGTTAATGAATTGATATTTATTTCAACTACACTAGGTGTAACGTTAAGCGTTATATCCTCACGATTATCTATGATATTGACATCAATTACTTCATCCGTAGATTGAGAAGTAATCTCAATTAAATTAGTCGTTTCTGTTACTATGATGTCTATAATATCTTCCATTATTAGCGAGTTACTTCTGGTGTTACATTAAATCCTCCTTTTACATATGTTCTGACTTCGCCACTAGCTAAAGTGAATTGAATGTCATAAACATAATTGTAAACTTCAATGTCAATAATCTGAGCATTAATTTTAAATTGACCTACTGAGGCATTGGTAATTGTGATACCCGCACTAGATACGGAAGTTAAAGATAATGCCGCAGTCGTATCGCTATAACATTTACGAAGTTGCATTTTGATTGTTGCACCTGTTAAGTTGATAGCCGTACTATTCTTTTTAACCTCGAAAGCTACTTCACTAAATGTATCGCCTTTTGTGTGCGTGAAATTAAGAGCCATTTTCTATTTTATTAAGGTAAACCTTTAGTTTTTTAATATTAGTCGCTTTAGGAGCATACTTGCCTCTACAAGTACCAGCCTGCACTAAAGGAGCTTTTGTCTGGGTACATATCCGCATTTGAATTTGTGTTATATTCGGGATAAGAAGATTGATTAAAACTCATGTAATCTACAAAACGTCTTGTGTAGTGTTCAGCTATCGAACGTTCCTTTTCTACTAAGAAATCTACTTCGCTTTTATCTACATTTGTGCTATTCTCACTATTATGCTTAAATACTCCTTTATTAGCAATCGTGTAAGCTGCGAATGGTAAAAACTCTACCATAGACCAATGGATAACCATAGGCTTGATATACACGTTTAAAAGCATCATGTAAGAGCTATTTAAGTTAGCGTTTACGATACCATCGTTAATCTTATTGAATAGTTTAGTTCCTAGATAACCTTGAATATGAGTATCTTGAGCAACTTTAACCCATTGCACAAAACGGTCAACATCTACATTGCCATTTACGGCTGTAAATTTTACAATGTCATCCCTAGAAACAAAAAGAGCTTGAGCCATTTAATTAATTATTTTGGTAAAAATCCTTTATTTGGCATATCGATAGGTTTCGTATATACCAGTTTACTATCTTTTTTATAATTCTTACCATCTGCTTTATCAAATGGATTAGGTAAAATTTCACCTGCTTTTCTTGCCTCCGCTGGTGTTATTTCTTGTGCTCCCTTTTTACGTGGGTCAGTAAAACGCTTATATGTTTCACGAGTCCAAAAATGGTGACAAGCTCCACCTCCTTTATATAAAAATATGTCGTAAGTATCTATACCATTTGGGCCCCAACCAGGATTTGTACTAGGTTTTTGACTCATTAATTCAATATCTTCTTTACGATATAACTTATTTAATGAAGTCATTTTCTTACAAAATTCTCTTGATTTTGCACTTGTTTCCCCACTATATCTATAACGAGAGATAAAAAGTTTGCCATCTTGAGAACTTTTTAAATCTGGTCTAGCTACTCCGGTAGTTACAAAATTCCAAACCTTAGACATTAAAGACTTTTCAGGGTTATTTAAAGCCTCTAGTTCCGTATCTAAGCGAGCTTCTTCTTCGTAAGATACTTTTCTACTATCAATTAATTCCCACTCATTAGAATCAAGTTCTTCGCCAAATTCTTCTAAGTTTAAATCATCTAAATGAGAAGATAATTTAACCCCAGTCTCCTCCTCCATTGTGGCCGAATCCATTTTAGGGTTTTGGTCAATAAACTCTAAAGGTTGTAAAGTCTTAAAGTAAAGGTTTAAGCTAATAGCATTAAAAGCTAAAATCTTATCGATAGAATCTAAAACCGTACCTTGTTTAGGACGAATAACCATATTATCAAATAAGATAGAGGCATTCTTTAACTCGTCCGCATTAGAGCTAAATCCGTTGTTAGATGGAATACCAAATAACAAACCGCTAGTAATAGAGTGGCCTAATAGAATCTTACCTCTAGCCTCTTCGCTTAAATATTGGTAGTGAGCTGGAGCATCGTTTAAAGGTACGCTATCGATTGTAGTCTTCTTAGTCTCGTCGCTATTGAACGCTACAACTATTTTAGCTCCATTTGAGCCACTTAATTTACGCTTAACATCCGAAGCTATTAAACCTTGCTTTTCTTCATCTGGCACACCATTATTAAAGTTAATAACGCTAGTTGGTGAGAAGCCATTTTGTACGTCATTAATTAGGTAGTCCGCAATCTCTTCTTCTAAAGTAGCATAAGGCAAAGCTCCGATATAATCAACATTAGAGTAATACTTTTGCCCTACGCTATAATCACGTACACAAAGAAGCTCTAAAGTCTTATCGCCATATCCGAAAGCACCAATACGCTTAGGCGGATAGTTCTTAATGTCGCTCCAATTATCGGAGTAGTAGTAACCCGTAATCTCGCCCTTATCGTTGCACTTCTCGGTACGAATTAACTGGGCGGGTACGTGTTCTACTCTTACTACCGCATTTTTAGCCTTATTATAAATTACTTGGAAATATCCTTGACCTAAAAGCTTGTAATCCGTAATTACGCACTTTAAAACCTCGGGTCTAAATAACATCTTCATTTGAGCGTACTCGTTCGGCTTCTTATTTGAATCCGTAGCATCCAAACCCCTACCATAGATAAGCTTATTAATAGAGTTAATAACCGAATTGTTAGTAGTCGAGTTATTATATCTATCAATTAGGTACTTAAAGTATTCGTTGTCATCGCCAAAATTAACCCATGCTTCCTTATTAGACTCGATGGATTGAGGCGGTTTATGCGATTCAAAATTGAACACGTGAACGTTACTCATAGAAAATTATATTTTGGTCGTTTTGTACGTACTCGTCTTTATTAACTGAATACGTCCCTATTGTTTGATTCGTGCAAAATACCTTATCTCGATAAATTAACTCGGAATCTTGCTTAATTGTCATCGTATAAAAGTGACCTTCTTCTAAAGATAGTACTTTTAAGAATGTAAGATAGTACGATTCTTGAGCACAAGTAATAGAATACTCTACCTCTACATTAGTCGTTTCGTTTCTTAAAAATAGCTTATTACCCGCATTTCTGCGCGTTGGTACAAATCGTACCTCTTGAGCTAAATTAGATTCCTTTAAAACTATCATTATGGTATAAACGTTATTTAATATGTTTTGTTTCTAAAACGAAAAAGGGGAAGACCTCAGCTCCCCCAATTTCAAACCTCAAACAACAAAAACTATTATGAACCCGATACGATTGTAAAACCAGCCGAAGTTAAAGAAGTAGTTAAGAAGTTAGCCGGTACTGGCTCTTGACCCGATAACACTAAAGTGTATCCTGATAAATCGCCCATCGCTGCACCTGTAACGATTGTACCTCCGGATACTTCCATTCCGTGAGCTAAGCCACAATAGAATAAGTTTCCGTTGTTATCTTCTACGATAACTTGAGGACGGCCGTAAGACAAAAGCTTAATTTGCTTATGGTCTACAATCGATAATTTTTTCAACGTTAAATTTAACGTTTGCTCGAAGAACGTAGTACCGTTCTCACGAGAAGAAGTAATAGTTTGCTCGAAAGAACTATTACCTTTTAAGTCGTACTTATATGCACTAGGAGTACCCGTAACCGTAGCAATGGCATCCGTATTAGTAGCATCGTAAGTAACTCCCGTAGCATCACCCTCGTTAACAAAGTAAACGGCTTTCAATCCACCGTTACTCGTTTTACAAGGCTCAATTCTGCCTAAAGAAATATCACAAGCCATTTTATATAATTTAAAAGATTTAAAAATAAGCACCCCGAATTAACGAGGTGCTCTTAAAGCTAATTAGTTAGCTGAGTTAGTGATTCCGTAAGTAACGATATCTTCTACCGCACCATATTGAACACCAGCCGTTAAACGCATAACTACACGTACGTTCTCTGAACCATCTACGTCTGCCATGTCGATAACTTTTACAGAAGAAGAATCCATGTCAGCAAGTACACCAGTACCGAAGAATAAGTTCTCTTTCAAAGTTGCAATTGCTGTGTTAGAAGCTAAACCATTAGCTACAAAAACTTTAACACCATCAAAAGAAAGAGAGCCATTGTTATACCATTGAGTTCCCATTGCGTTAGTACCATTAGCACCTAAGCCAGAAGCAGCAAATCCACCCAAAGCACGAACATAAGCACGAGCGATGTTTTGAGATACATAAAGGTAAAGACCATCGTGTCCGTAAAGAGCAGCTGGAATAGCATCAACAATCTTTCCTAATTCAGCAACTACGTTAGAAGCAGTAACCGTTGTACCTGCAACTTCTTGAGCAGCTGGTAAAGCAGCATCCGCAGCTAATAAAGTAGCAAAACCATTGAACTCTCCAGCGTTAGCCGTAACACCAGTCCAGATGTTTGTTTCATTCTTAGCAGCAACTTTAGCAGCTACGTGACCTACTAAGTAGTCAGCGAAAGACTTAGGAATAACATCAAAAGCAGAGTATCCTTGCTCAGCTGATAACCAATCTGAGTGGAAATCTTTCTTACATAATTGTAAGTTTACTTGGAATTCTTCTGGTTGTAAGATACGCTCAGTTAAAGTAACTGTAGAAGTTGCTGAGAAATCACAAGAAGCATCTTTTAAGATTGCATCTGTAGATAATTTCTTAACTACTTCTTTGTACTTGATACCCGGCTTAACCGTGATACCACCTGCATCGATAGTAGGAGAAGATAATAAAGCTGCTGAAATGATTTGATTCTTAAATTCACCAGCATAAGTAGTTGTAATAC